ACCCTGCTGTTTTTGTGCTAGTTCATCCATCAGTTCGGCTTCAAGTTGATATGCTTTTGCTGTGTCGGCAACAGTGGCACCTTCCCGGCGGTAGAAGTCAATAGCCGCTTGTTTAATGTTGATGCTGCGCTGGGTTTTATCGTTGAGGCGGCCTTGGGCATTGGCAAGGTACTCGGTTTGCTTTATGTATTGGTCAATAAGGGTGTTTAATGTTTTTTGGGCTTGGGTTTGGCTGGTCCCGCCACCGCCACCGCCACCGCCTCCTGTGCCATCATCGGTCACTCCGCCGGGAGTTGACGTTGCCCCAGGCTTGGAAACAATGTCGGCCCTTGCTATGGCTTGCTCTGCCTCGTTTATTGCTCTTTTGATTTCGTTTATTTTCTTATCTATTTCAAGGGTTCCCTCTCGCCTTGCGTCCAGCATTTGCTTAGTTACTTCGCCTCTGCCCAATGTGCTAATGGATGTTCCTATTAACCGTTCTGATTCCAAGGAACCTAACTGATCCTTTAGGTCGGGGAGTCTTAATTTGGCTTCCTCGGCTGCCAGCCTTGCCTCTTCTCTAATCAGGTCGTTTAATCGTTGGACTTCATTTGCCGTTACCCTGACTATGGTTCCAAAGTCAGAGACAGCTTTACCGGTATCGTCAAAACCACTGGCAGCGTTAGGCAAGATATTAATAATTTCCTGAGTGACCTGCTTTAGCCGTGCTGTTTTTTGTGCGCTTTCAGCCGTTTTGTCGTTAGCATCTTCCAAGTCTTTTGACAAGGAAGCGTATTCGTTTCTTAGCTGCTCAATTTTTTCCTTCTGAGCAGTAGCCGCATTCATTGATTCAATATGACCTTGAATCGCTCTATGGGTTCGCTCCGGGAGTTTGTCCAGGTATTCGTCCATATAGTTGTTGTAGGACTTAATAGCGATCACTGCGGCCCCAACCGCCCCAATTAATAGGGTGAATGGGTTTGTTGCCAGAATTCGCAGGGCTCCTGCGGCACTCAAGGCGGAGGCATTGACCAAACCAATTCTTGCGGCAAGATTGGTCAAGCTAACCAATGCCTGGGCCATTGACCCAACCCCAAGCATCTTTAAACTGCCATTTAACAGCGTAATTATGGCAACCGCACCCGCTGCTTTTACAATTACCTCCTGCATGGCTGGTGGCAATTCATTAAACCAGACAACTGCTTCCTTTGTCCCTTCGACAAGTCCTGTAAGCGCATCCAGCAACCCGGCATCTCCAATCGCAACCGCCAACTGCTCTGCGGCAGCCCTTAGCGAATCCCATTGCTTTTGAAGTGATGCCATTGTACGCTCGTTTTCCTTCATCGAGTAGCCAAGTGCTTCTTCTTGTGTCTGCAGTACATCGTATACCTTAGTAAAATTGTTCAGCAGTGCCAGTAGGTATGACCGGCGGTAAATACCGGCTGCGGCCTGGGACACATCCCGTTTCTGAACATCGGTCCATTGTTCCGTTGCCCCGGCAGCTTCGGCAATTTCTTCGGTATACAGTCCCGCACCCTCGGCAGCATCCACAAACATGTTTTGTGTGGCTTCCGAAGCGGTTGCGTAACTCTTGGACATATCGTTAAGGATATCAATAACGGGCCTGAATTTTGTCTTTGCTTCATCGGCATATGCACTAATACCTAATTCTTCAAATATCTTGAGTGATTTAGACCGCTGCATGAACGCGATAATGGAGTTTAGAGCGTTACCAACCTCCTTACCGGTTCTGCCGGAAGCCTCACGCATCACGGTCAAAATGGCAACCGTATCCTCAAATGTCATGCCCATTGCCCGGGCCGCACCGGAGGAACGGTTCAAGCCGTCAACCAAGTCCTGTGTGGTTACAGTGTAATCGTCAGCTACCTTATTTAACTTATCTATTTTGGGCATCAACTGGTCAGCAGTAAGACCCCACTGAGCCATGATAGCCACAAGTCCGGAGGTAGCATAGTTGGCATCCAATTCAGCCGTGTTCAGGGCAATCATGGATGTCCGGGTAAGTTCCAGCGTGTCGGCCACATTGTAACCAGCCTGTGCCCATCTGAGGCTTATGTCATGTATCGTATCCCATGTTGCCCCATATTCAATGCCTATCTTTTGCAATTCGTCTCGCATGTATTTAAAATTGAAATTAGCGTCCTCAGTAACCCGGGCGATTTCAACCATGCCGAATTCAACATCTTTTATGGTGCGGACAGCTTCTACCCCGGCCTGCATCCCACCGAACATTGCCATGCCGGTAACAAACCAGGACATCCTGCGTTCCAATTGGGAGCCCAGGACGCTGTATTGGTTGGCCATGTCTTTAACGGTGTTTGCATGTTGCTTCGCTGCAGTAGTAGCCTTGGCGGTGTTCTTTGTTAAGGCATCGGTGTTATTACTGATTACAGACAGGCTGCGCCCATACTGGTCAACAATGGTCTTGTTTTGTGCCATTTGGGATGCAGTAGAAAGCCCTGCCATATTATTCATACCGGGCATCTGAGCCATTTGCGCGGCGGTCATGCGTACCTGCCGCAGTTGATTGTCAAGTACCTGCGTTTCCTTCGCAAGTAATCTGGTGGCCGTGAGGGCCTGACCATAGTCTAAAGATAATTTGCTTATAATTTTCACAAAAGCATCGTCACCTATTTCGGCCATCAGATACACCACCCTTTTCTATGCAAATAAAAAAAGACCCGAAGGTCTTTAGGTATTCAGGTTTATTTATTTGATTTGAATTTCCATGCAAAATCTACTTCGCAGTTCAAATTACCACTCCACTCAGGAACTTTCTTAATGGGCACCGTTAGCGTCTCAATGTAATTTGGTTTTATATGCTCAAATGGCGCATATGCTTCAGTTATTGGATTGCCTTGCGAATCCAGCAAATAAAGGTTAATTGAAACCATATAGAGTACATCCTTGCTAAGATTTTGTACCCTAACCTCTGCTTCCGACCAATTGTCGGACTCCCTTGCCTTAACTTGCTTAACCTCGACTATTTTTACATACTTATCCATATCGGTAGGGTCAATTTCTTCCACAAGTTTTTCAATGTCTTTGGCCTCAATCGACTCTGTGTTCTCGGAAAAACCGCTTTTATCCGTCATGTCACCATCAATGTCTGTGCCACATCCTACCATAAAGAGTATTAAAATAATTAGGGCAAAAAGGTATTTTTTCACCTTGCCACCTCCTTGCCCCAATTATACCCAAAAATTGCTTGTCTTTGCAAGAAAAAACAAAATAAGCATTATTCGACACCGCCGAACAGGGCACAGAAAGCCATGCCCTCGTCGATACTGTGTTCTTCCTCCGGTGTTTGGCCACCCGTTCCCACGGGAACACCGCCACCCCACCGGACACCAAGTTTAAGTTCAATGTGTTTACCTAAGTTTGATAAAATGGCCTCCAACTGAGGAATGGTCCTTCTTCCAATTTCCTCATAACTCATGCCAGTGTGGGCCAAAAGTGTTGTATATGCTTCCCCCCAATCGGGGGGTTTTTGTTTCTCGTCACCCTCCTTCTTCTCAGGGGGAAGCCTAATCAGCCCGATATGTCAAACAGTTGTTCCACACATTTTCTGAGGTCAACCAATGTCCAGCCATCCTCAGTGACCCGGTCAACAGATACCGGCTTGTCGTTGCCATCAAGGACATATTTTTCAAGCATTTCATTAAGGATTTTTCTGTTATTGCCATCAGCCAAGTTGAACACCTGAGCCCGGATGCTGAGTTTTTTCATCACCTTGTCAACATCCTTAAGGCTAAGTGGCTTAACGGTGTATTTCTTGTCAGCGGCATGGAAAAATTCCGAACCGTCAACCATGGTATGTAAGGAGGTCGCCTCCTTAACTTCATTCATAAGTTAACCCTCCCTCAGTTAATTATTTTTCGACCTTGTAGTCAACAACCTTGTAGCCGGTTCTCGGGCGAAGAACTTTCATACTGAAGTTCCAACCCTGCGGCTCGCGTTGACGCGGCGGCATTGATATTTCACCTGTCGGCAGCATACGGTCAAAGATAAGGTTATCTCTCTTGACAACTGCCTCGTTGTCTTTGTCAACTCCCTGTCCGATAATGGTAACCTTAAAGACATCATTGTTAGCCTGGGCGGCCAGTTGTGCCCTGTTTGCCTCGGCAGCAGTAAAATCATAAGCTATCAGCACTGCCGTACCGGCATCAGCGGAGTTAAAGGTGAATGTTGCATCGGAATTAGTGTACTGCCCTGCACCTGACCCACTCGTAAACGGACTGTCGTCCTGGTTAACGACAACAATGTTGCCTGTCGGGGTCTTGGGAACAGTAATAGTGTACGGACTCTCTGAGGGGACAGTATACTCGTCAGCATCCCTCATTGTCAGGTCGGTTTCGTCGGTATGAACCATTGCAGTCAGAGCAGCGTACAGTTTTGGCTGGAAGCTGTTCAGGTTGACTTGAACCTGGCCCTGCCTGCCTGAAGTGAATTCATAATCCCAGTCAGAGTTACCGTCGGGCAGTGACGTGCTGTTATTGGTGATCTGCGGGATTATGGAGGCCACAACACCGTTAAAGTAAAAGTTTTGTCCGTCACGGTGTCGATAAAGCTCAATCCGTCCTGCTTTTTTATACACCAGTTCTGGCATCTTTTAACACTCCTTTCAATTTGAAAATAAAAAGCCGATGGCCAACAGACCAACGGACTTTTTGTTACTTGATCGCGTAATAATTGAATCTGGCTCCGGCACAGAAGAAACCCCGCATTGTGGGGAGTTCTCCCAGCTGGCCGTCGAAATAAAAAATCCTCCCGTTAACTTGGTAGTTATTCAGAAGGTAAACACTTCTTTCAAGCACTTCCCATGCGGTTGTGTCCTGCTTTGCCGGTACATGGCAGTCAACCTGCAGCACTTCCTGGGTGACAATGTCCATCCTGCTTCTGCGGGAAGGACAGAAATAAATATTCAGCCGCTTGTCCCCGCTGGCAAGGTCGTCCCATTGGTTGCGCTTTATAATCTGTTGCAGAATGGTTAAATTGTCTGCTTCGGCAAGATCCAAAAGATTAAGTATTGGGGAGTCGTTTCGCAATCGGCTCCAAACACTTTTCAAGTCCTCGCTCGGTTGAAACATTTAACCCCCACCCCCTCAATCTTTTGTCGCAATAACAAAACTGCCCCACGGGAAAGCATTAAGAGCATTGTGCAATATGGTTTCTGCTCGGCCTGTCATCATCCACCTTGCAGCCGTACGCATGGCATGGCTTGGTGGCTGTGGAAGGAAACTCGGTGGCAGTTTGCCTTCTCTGGCAAGTTCTTCAAGGTTTACCCCTGCTGCGGCGCCTGAAGATGTTTTTGTTTCCCCGAAGATGTTTGTGTACTCTCCAGCCCTGCGCCCAACAACAGCCGCATCCAGCCCCCCCGGGGAATTACTCCGCAAGGGGTTCCACAGGCCACTCGCAATGTAATCGCCCAAGGCAGGGTTGTCGGTGTCCATCAGGCTACCTTTGCCCCATTCATCCAAAACCGCCCACGGACCGCCAACAACAGCACAGGCAATAAACCCGGCCAATAACTGCAAATCTTCGGCTTGCAAATCCTTTCTGCCTTTTTGAGTTAACATGCCCCGTTGTGACCCCAAAAGGTATTCCTCCTGTATCTGTTTCAGGGCAATCACCAAAGCCGCCTGCAACGCCCTTATGCAGCCCTCAGCATCAAATTTCACCCCATACGCATCATCCTCAACATGATTGAATTACCCTTGTCTGCACACTTTTTCCGCTTTTTCTCCCAATCCTTGCGGTACTTGGGAGTATCATACGGCGGTGCACTGGTCCGGCTTTTCAGTGCCAAACAGATAACTGCAGCCAGATAATACCTTGCTGCCTTGGCAATCGCCTCAACCCTTTGCTCGGTTGCCCCTTGAAACAGCAAATATGGCTTTGATTCCAAGGCACCGGAAATCATCATTTTCATGGCACCAATGTTCATGTCGGCATCAATGATTTTGTTTGGACAGAGTGTTTCATCTGCTCCAAGTATCATGCGGACTTGTTCATGGTAGCCTTCACCCATAAACTCCTTATACACTATCATTCGCCTCCTTCATGTAGTGTACGGTTTTTAATTAGGGTCGCAAATCGGCACTGCATTGGACCCGGCCAACGCCGGACAACCCAATATCGTCAACCGATTCGACCTGCAGGTTTTGCCCATTGACAACCAACCTGTCCAGGCGTTCGACTCCAAGGGTGCTTTGAACCTGGAACAGGTATATTGCCTCATCAACCAATCCCGGGTCATACTGCCGCATCTGCCGCGTTATCTCCTGCCCAAAGGCAGGGACATTATCGGTCAAGGTTCCCCAAGACTCTGTAATATCCCCGGTGTTGTTGTTGGCTGTTTTCGTAAGCCTCTTGTGCGTTAAGGTGGCATTCGTCTTGGCAGCAAACCAAAAACGCTTATGGGACGCAGGGTCAGGGCCGCCGCTATGCACAAGGTACTTATCAGAGCCAACCTGAAAAATATCACCGGAAGATAAATTGGAATCGGCAAGAATAGTCCCTTCCCAATAGGCTTCTCTTGTTGCCAAATCTCTTGTTGCCCTTGTGGACCGCTTCATGGATACATAAGAGGTCACTGTCGGGGTCCTGAGAATCGTGCATTCCTGCCCATGGGCCCTCAGAAACTTTTCCGCATAATTCATGCTTCATCAACTCCTGTTAGGCCCGGCAAGGGCAAAGTTGGATATACTGCTTTCGTGCCCGGTAGCCTTCAAGACAAAGCAGTTTCGCTCGATTTCAAGGTCAGATTGCTTCTTGTCCCAATCAATGTCAAGTTCATGGGAAAAGTGCGGTCCCTGCTCTTTTTTGGGTAGCCTGACAGGCATTGAGGGGCATAACAGAGCAGCGCACTCACACACCGTTGCGGCTTCAAGGTACACCTTCTCCGACCCTGTCAGTGTGGCATAGTCCGAAATTCGCTCAATGATATTGGCTTCGGCAACGTCAATGATGTCAGGTTGTTCAATGTCAGCATCGGGAAGGTAAGCAAGGTCCGCCCCTAACTTGCTGCGGACCCTATCTTGCCATCCAATTGCGGTTAAAATCTTGTTAGCCATGGTCGGCCACCGCCTTTAATTAAGCATCCATGTTCAATGTCTTAGTAGCTTCTTTGAACACTTTGCTGAATCCTGAATTCTCAGAGATAGTCAGGACTTGGGTCTGGTTCGTGATAAACCTTGCAGCTTCCTGAATGTCTGACCCGGCTTCAGTTACCTGCTCAATTGCGTAAGGCCTGCTAATTCCATGAACAGTCAGTCCGGTAATTGAGTCATCCCACAGTAAGGTAACCGTTTTGCTCGGCAGTTGCGGAGCAGATACATCAATGGTAGTGGAACCATTTGCCAGCATTGCCAGCAGGTCAGTGGTTGACAGGTTCGGGAAGTTTGCCAATACGATCTGAACAAAAGCATCCTCAGATGCGATCAGGGTGTCAACCGGGAAGGGCTTAAACTTCATCAGGAACCGCAGGAAGCCCTCGGCGGTCAATGTGCCGGCAACGGCAGCACTGTCAAGGTCGGTCAGCTTAAGGATTTCGGCAGCATTGCTATTGCCGTCACCATCTTTGATAACGGTGATGACTTCCTCCACCTTGTCCTTGGCAGCCTCGATGCCAATTCTTTTTACATGCAGGGCAATCATGTC